GATCTAGTATACAATCCTGTTGCAGTAAAAAATCCACCACCTACAGGTGTACTGTCACCGTATTTAGGATAATAGATGGTTTGATTATAAGAATAATCTACAAAAGTACCTGTTTTAACTGTACTAATTATAGATTCAGAATTATCCCCTACGCCTCCAAAAGTAGCTATTTGAACATTATTGCTATTAAATGCTTGTACTCTGTTGCTATTAGCTAAATTTATTTCTACACGTTGTGCACCGCTTGAACCAGTAACTAAACTACCACGTAAATAAGCACTAGTAGCGTATAAACTTCCTTCAGTTCTATTTAAATAGTACCCTGTACTGCTAGTAAATGTACCACCACTAGGCGTGCCGCCAGTCCAGTTATCGCTTTTAATATCTTGAAATACACTAGCAGCAATTGGTACACTCCATACTGTAGTATTAGCTGGTATACTATCAACAGTTGTAGCATTGGGGTTATATCTACCAAATGTATACCAAACTACTTGCCCAACTGTAGCACTTGGAGCAGTTAAACTATAGCTTGTAGGAGCAGTTGCTCCAGTAGTATTACTAGGTGCTGTAGTTAATGCTGCGTCTGTTTGATTACGTAATATATAAGCTGTTATACTACGTATACCTTCTGTACCATTAGTACCTGTACCTGTAGCACCTTGAGGACCTTGTGCACCTTGTGCGCCAGATGCACCTTGAGCACCATTTGTACCTGCTTTACTTTTACTAATAGAGAAATCTTTTGAAAGCGTAGGATAGCCTGTTCTAGTAGCAGTAATTGTGCTAATTGCGCTATCTGTACCACTGGCTAACGTATTAACAGTAAGTGTTATATTACTAGTACCTGTGCCAGTTAATGTAGTAGTTAAACCAGTACCATCGCTTTTAGTAATAGTCCATAAACTTGTTTCATTAGTAATACCACGAAATATTGCAGCATATGTAAGTGCACCAGTATAACTAGTTACATTTCCACTACTATCTGAGGGTACTGTATGTGATTCATTAGTTAATAAAAATGTTAATGCATCACTGCCATTATCACCACGCCAAATAGTCACGGTATCACTTAGTGTTCCCAAAGTAGCAATTATTTTTACATATCTAACTGTAGTTGCACCTAAGCTATTAAAATTAGCTGCAGTAAGTGTTCTAACATCACCAGTGCCAGTTAGTGTAACGCTACCTAAGCTAGTATTACTACTATTATAAGCGGTTGCTGTAAATGTTACTGTGCCGGTTATATTTTGCTTATTTGCAGTAAACGTAATACTAGCGGGATAATTAGCTGTAGTAGCTAAATTATTATCAAAAATAAAAGCCCAATCAGTAGGGTTAAGTGTTAGTAGTGATACCGCACTTTCTGTAGTAGCACTTGATTGAGCTGATATAGTATAACTATCAGGATCTATTTTACTAATATAGGCGTACTTTACATAGTAAGTTGTATTAGCTAATAAATCTGTTAGTGTTAGCTTGCTTTGAAAAGTAGCGTCATATTTTAGTGTACCAGCATCTGGTGTAAAACCACTAGTTGTACTAGCCCATACTTTTAAATTAACTAGGTCATCGCGCTGTACTAATTCCTCTACCTGAGTAGATAGAGGACTATTAGTATCATCATCAATATATATCTTGCCCGTGGGTACAGTAAAATATAAGTCTAAAGATTTTGGACCTGATGTAATTGTTAATGCCATATACTTTCCTTACTGTAAGGTCTGAATCTTTATACTACCTACAGCACTAGTAGTACTATAAACATCAGTATTATCTAATGCTCTGCAAGCTATTCTATAATTAACTCCGCTGCTACTTATTCTGCCACTATCTCTTGGTAAATTTAGTAAATTAAATACTGCTTGTGTTCTACTCTGTATTTCTAGCATATTTGTACTATCCCAGCTAGTTGTCCAAAAATCCCCACTACCGCTACTAGTTGTTCTATATAGTCTAAATACATATGTTTTGTGGTTTGCTGGTTCAGTACCAGTAATTATTGGTTTAACTATAATATTAGTACCTTGCAATGTAATAGCCACATCAGTAACAGCAAAAACATTATTACTTTTACCATCTACGTAAAATATCTGTTCATCGCTCCAAGGCCCAAATACACTAGCGGTATTATTAGAATATCTAGCACGAGTTTTATAGGTATAACCGGTTTTAAGTCCAATAACTGTTAAACTGCCAGTATCCTTATTAACCAAATATGTATTTTGTGGGTCTAAATCATTAAATATACTATTTGATTCAATTACTTGTAGTTGAACCTGTGTTGTAGTAATTGTTAAATCTGTGGGATTACTAAAACTAATAATAGTTGTATTAGCATAGTTACCATTAGATATTTCTGTGCTGTAGTAGGTGTTACTAGAAACATTTGTTACTGTAGGCGCTTTAACAATAGTATTTTTTACTATATCTGTATTTTGCAGCGTGATATTAGAATTAAAATATATGTATTCGTTATCTAAGTCTTTAGTATAAATATCAGGACTATAATCGGCTAATACTAATCTAGCACTTACATTTGAAGTAGGCTCAACACTAAGCACTATAAGATCTTGACTAACACTATTATTTTCACCAATCATTACTAGGTTATCTGTTTCTACACCAGTAAAACTAGTTGTAGTAGTAACTGTAGTATAATAATTACTAGTACCTACGCTTTGAATAGCTTTAGTAACTGATCCAGAGCCTTCAGTAGTTGTAAGTGCGTTAGTTCTAATAGTTATACTGTAGGATTTGGTACTATCTAATAACACTGCTTCAGTAAGCGTTATAGTATTTCCACTAATACTTTTAATTCTAGCAGATCCAACACCCCAGCGCGGAACGTCGTGCGTTACTTTTACTAAATCACCGCGTGTGCATACTAGGTACTCAAAATCACTGTTTAGTGAATAAGTTTCTGGTCGCAGTTTTAATTGTGCTAGGTGCCAGCTTGCAAAATATCTAATTTGATCTGGATTAGTTACACCAGGTAGTGTTAATTGTTCAAATATTTCCGCACCTTTAACGGCTCTGCCACTAGTACCTTGCGTAGTAAATGCCTGACCATTTCCACTGCCACTAGCTGCTGCTACAAAGGTATCGCCTACTACATAAACTACACCACTAGTACCTGCTGCAGTATTCCACTGTTGTTGTGTAGTAGTTCCCAGCTTAGTAATCTTATAAGTTCTACCACTAACAAAACTGCCACTAGTAACTACATAACCATCTGTTTCGCCGTAACCATAGTTATAAACAATAATTTCATCTGATTGATAAGCTTTGGTTTCGTTTGCAAATGCTATTCTAAATGCATCTGGTATTCTAACTAATGTTTTTGTACTTTCAAATCCCCAGCTATTATGTGGAGTAAAATGCTGAATAGTATGTGACCTAAGCCTGTCTATTACAACACTCCACTTACCATTAACATAAGTAGGGCTAGCCATACCTGCAGCACATATATCGCGTAACAATTCCATTAAATTTTGCGTACTAGATATAACGTTGTTATAGGCTAATATAGGTTGGTTGTAATTTACCTTGTATTCAGCAGCTGGATTTGCATTGCAAAAATTATACCAACTGGCTATAGTAGGCCAATCTATTTCACTGTCATTAACACTATAACTATTAGCAGTATGCTGTAGTACATGCACAAATAAACTTGCTGGATTATTTGTTGCACCATACGTATAAGTACCGTTACTAGTAATATTTATTTTTGCTATGGTTTGTACCATAGCATTTACGCCTTGAAGTGTACCATTTACTTTATTAGTACTTTGTACCTTAATAGCAGTTCTAGCTAAATTACGTGGTTCTTCTGCAATTACTGTACCGCTATTATCTCGCAGTTTTCGTTTAGGCAGTGGTTTAAGTGGTGGATTATCTATACTGTCATATGCACTAACTACCTGCAGCGATACTCTAGAAGCTACACGCCAGTCTGCTATTTGTTCTGGGTCATCATTTGTAATCCGTTTAACACGTACAGCATAAGTATTTCTAGGTATATTTTCTAGTTTATATACATAATTAAATGCATCCTTATAATTTCTGCTAATTGTAATTATTTTATAACCGCGTGTTGGTAGTACGTTTTGTACACCATCATAAACAAATCTAATTACACAAGCTATACCTGCTGATGACTGAGCAGTACTTCCAACCACCTGGGCGCTAGTAGCAGTAACTCTAATAGTATGCGTACCAGCACTTAAATAAACTTCTTTGGTAGTAAAACTTCTAAAATTTTTACTAACATCTAATACTGGTGTACTAGTACCAACTGTAACATTATCAATATATACCTGGCCATAATCATCGGCTGAAAAATCTAATAAGTAGGTACCGTCATATGGCGCGGTAAATGTTGTTTGTTGATCAAATGTAACACTAGTAGATATATTTGCAGTACCCCAAACACCGTACTGTTTTAAAAAGTTATGCCAAATATCATCAGTTCTAGTAACGTTTGTTATATTGGCAAAATTAGTTCTGCTATTAAATACAGTTAGTTGTGTTACAGCATTAGCACTACTAAGCGTTGTGCTAGTTAAACTACCCGCGCTAACTGTAATATTAAAACTAGGTAGTGTTAAAGTTACTGCACCACCACTACTATAGTCTTGCTTAGTAGACTGTGTTAGTGAAAAGTTGAGGCCACTTTTGACTAGCGTGGTATAACCACTAGTATGATCTGTTTGATTAGATATATTATTGCCACTGTCCAGCGTAAAGCTGTACAGTCGTAAATACCCACTGGGAATTTGTGGTTCAAAAATAAAGTCACGCTGTGTGCCTAATAGTTGAGTATATGCTGTACTATTTAAATAGGACTTATAAGTTGCGCTAGGATTACTACTATTAGTATCGCTAGCGGCTCCTGCAAATATAGTTAAACTGTCTGCATTTGGTCGCAAACAAGCAGTAAATCGTTGATAAATATTAGCTGTAGTACTTTCATCAATAACCCATAGCTGCGGTACATCTACCTGTTCAGTTTTACTGCTGCTTAAATTATAATAATCAATATTACTACTAGCGGTACTGTCTAAGTTAGGATTAGTTTGTACTTGATTAGCAGGTACAATTTCAATTCCTAGGCTAACATTGAACTTGTCTGTTTTGCCGTCTTTGGTATAAATAGCACGTAAGCCTTCGGGAAAGTTAAAGGCAACATCAATGCTAGTAGCTGGTTGTGTAAATGTTACTAGTGTCCAGGGATTTCCGTCATTGTTATTGTTTACAAGTTCAACAGGACTGGCCGGTAGTTGTTGTACATCACTAGGATAATAGCTGTTAAAGGTATCTGCTTGTGCTTGAGTTTCAGTGGTTAGTCCGCCTAGCGTATAAGCTACTTCTGTGTTATTATATAACAGTTTGTCACTGTGCAGTTCGCTAAGTGGTGTAGCACCAACACTAATAGTATTTTCATCAACTTGCAGTGGGCCAAATCCCCAGATGATTAATAAGTGTAGTAGGTTGGTATTGGTTAGTGTTTCTATATACGGTGTTGCACCTAGTACACCAGTAACACGATTGCGTCCAAGTACTACTGGAATTGCACCAAATGGATTAGCTTGATTTTGACTGCCAGTAAATAGGCTAGCACCAATTGATTGTCCTGGATCTTTTGTTTCAGGTGGTCTAATAGGAAATGCTGCGTTGATAAGCACAGTACCAGCAATTTGTATGATTGCGCTGCCAACTGCGGCAGTGCGGCCAACTGCAGCACCTACTTTTGCAGCTATTACTGGATCTTGAGAGATTACAAATACTGCAATCATTAATACTAGACGCAAGCCTTGACGTCCTTGAGCAACCACTCTATAGTTGATGTTTTGTCCAGCATTAATAGTTGTAGTATTCCACTGTTCTTGTGGTATTATTACACCGTCTATAGTTAACAGCAATCTACTAGCTAATCGTTTGCCTAGCTTATACTTATCAATAATATAGCTAGCAAATTCGCTGCATGTAGTGCCTGCACGCACACCCTCTAGTACAGTATTAGACCATTGTAACGGATGCGGTTTGCCGGTAGCTATAATGCTAGTAGGTTTATACCTGTAAAATCCTAGTAGTCTGCGTTTCCAGCTAAAGTTGTCTAGACGTTCAATTACGCTGTCTAAGCCATCTCTGCTGTGTATAAATCGTTGATCGCCTATGTATATGCCAATATGAGCTGGTTCGCCTAGGATATTGAACAAACATAGGTCACCTGGATGTGGATTAGCAACTGGCTCCCAACCATCCTTATAATAGTCAATAGCAGCTACAACCTTAGGGTCATAGCTGCCAGCGTATAATTCTGTATAGCTAGGCAGTTCTATGCCTAGCTCGTGCTTGTAAAATAGTCGGGCTAATCCCCAGCAATCTACACCTTGTGTGCTTCTACCATTTTCTTTATATGGTAAGCCAATATATTTATTATAATTCATTAGAACAATCCTGGAAAATATAATGGTGTAAAATTAAAGTTAGGAAAAGGCTCACGACTAAAGCTAATCATTTCTAGCTGTAGTTGTATGCTTTCAGCGTTATAAATGGCATTGGTAATATAAAATTTAGGAAAACTAGCTTCTATATAGTTAGGATCACTAGCTAGTATTAACTGTATATTTACTTCGGCTGGTTTTGTAAGGTGTTGTCTAATTAAATAAATTGCTTCTTGCGTAACATAGTTAAATACAATTGAGCAATTTCCTACCCCAGTTTCTTGCTCTGTGGGTAGGGTAATTTGCATTGGTAAAAATACATATCTAAGGCTGTTGCTTATAACGCCATAAATTACTTCACTATCAGTAGTATCGCCTGTAATAGTGTTTGTTGTGGCTGTTGCTCCAGTAAGTCGTTGAGTAAATCCATCTGCTAAACGTATAGGATTTGCTAGATCTTCTGGATCTGTAATAGTTACAAGCATAATTAATTGCTCGTCTGTTTCAGACGAAAACATAGCGCGTATAGCGTCTGCGGATAGTGTACTCAGTCTACTCATGGTAATACTTCAAATTGTAAGTTAGTTTGCCAATATCCTGGCGCACGATATTGAAGCGTAAAAAATTGTCCATCGCCTTGCGGCACTAGCCTACACTCAACACTAGCACCAGTTCTAGGATGTGTAAATGTAAATCGCTTTACGCCTAGCAGGTCGGTGTTTACAAAAGTTTCTAGTGTTTGTGTTTGGCTGGTAGTCATTATAAAACTTAAGTTTAGCATACTAGGTCTACGGCCACGCAATCGCTGCTTGGCCGGACCTGCATCCATACTAGAACGAATAATATTTATGCCAATAGTTTCTTGAAAGTCTTTTTGAGGACTTTGTGGCAATGTTACTGGCCATACAGGAATAGGCATATTATCTCCTTGCTACCATTGGTCTAGCACCAAAATTATTTGTTAGTGACTGCTGTACAGCGCTGTTTGATCTAGACATTTCACCAGCTACCATTTCACCAACGATTACCTCAATGCGACGATTACCGCGACTGTCGGTAGTTTCACGAGTTTCTGCACTAGCATTGCTGTAATTATTTACAACCACTTCAACTTTACCTTGGCTAGTATTTTGCATAGGATACACAGTTGCTGGACCTGTTACGATTTCGGGTCCTGCTTCTCCTGCAATACCCCATTCTCCACTTGATAGTGATCCGCCTTTAGCAAATACACCACCAAATAGTCCTGGATTTAGTAGTGCATCATATGCTGAGCCATAACCTCCTCCACCACCAAGTAAACTCTTAAATAAACCACCAAGCAAACTTCCGCCAGCTTGCAGTGCCGTTCGTTGTACTATACTAGCTAATCCTTGGAACCCACCTTCGAAACCAGTAATCATGCTAGTAGTAAGAGCTTGACTATCTATAGTAAAACTACGTTTAAGATTTTCACTAACTCTTTCTATTGAAGGAGTTACTTCAGCTTCCCAGCGCTCGCCAAACTTTAATCCACCCTCAAATAGTCTACTGCTGCTTTGTACAGTTACTCGTCCATCTTCTGCAGTACCTTGCATTATACCTTTAGGCTGTAAGAAGGGTCCCTCAGCTCCGCTAACTATATAAGGTATGCGATTAGCAGCTAATAGCTCACTAGTATTTGATGTTGGTAAATCTGCCTCAAACTGCCTGCCAGTATAAAAATCTGGAGAATCTCTACTAACTATAGGTGCGGGTCCTTTTGGTTCCCTACCTAAGCCAGTATAGCTTGATATGCTTGGTCCAACTATTGAAACATATAGTGGATCACCTTCAGTGCCCTTAGGTTGCAGCATAGTTTCTGGTGTTTGCTTGCCACTGGCTAGGCCAACACGACCTAGTACGGTTTTGGCTAGGCCCATTCCGCCGCCTAAACTACTAAGAGTTTGCTGCATAGCGGTTTTAACCTCAAAGCGTAATAAGTCCTCTAAGAAACTATTTATTAGGTTTTTAAAACTAAATTTACCTGTTTTAGCAAATTCTACTATAGCATCAGTCATGCGATCAAAGCTACGAACAAATGCATCTGCATATGCTTCTTCGCGCAGTGTAAATTGATTTTGTGCTTCTAGTAGCTGTCGCTGACCTTCGGCTGTTAGTTTATATTGCTTTTCTAGTGCGCTTAGTCTGTCTAGTTCTAGGGTATACGCTTCAATGGCTTTTTGTTCTTGTGGTGTTAATCCTACCTCTCCCTCGGAAGGCATACCTGCTGATTTAGCAAGCTCTTGCTTTGCTAGTTGTCTAGATCTATCTGCTTCAAATAATTTATCTTGTAGTTCTCGTTCAATTCGCTGTTCTTGAATTCGTTTACGTTGATTACGTATTTGGTCGTCAGTTAAGGTTCTAAATCGTTCTGATTGACCTAATAGTTCTTCTTCTAATTTTAGCCTATTTTCAAGTCTTGTAGTTTCTAGTGCACGTAATTCCCGTTGAAGATTATATTCGCGCTCTATTTTTGCATATTTTAAATCTAATAATTTTACATAGTCATCATTGGCTTGATTAATAACTCTAATTGATTCAGCTTGTTCAAATAATGCTTTATTAGTCTCTGCTTCTGCTCGACTCTTTTCTTCGGCTTCTTTTTTGGCTTTTTCAGCAGCAGCTTTATCTGCTTTTGACTTAGATTTTTGTATTAGTTCATCAGCAGCTTTTAATACTATGTCTAGTTGTTTTTTAGCTTCTTCAGCAAGTTTTTTACGCTGCATTTCTGCTAATTGTAACAACATAGCAGATCTAACGCCTATATTATATTCGTTATCACCAACAACTAAATTAAGATTATTTTCAATACCTTTTATAAAAGTGTTTAATACTTTTATTCTGTCATCAGCTGCTAGTGCAATGCTTGCTAGTGTTGTATTAAAATCTTCTGTAGACTGTTTAATATCTTTTTGTTGTTGGGCTAGTGCTAGCTTTTGCCTGCGCTCTACTAGTGCATAAAGTGCTGGGTTATAAATAGCTGCTGATCTTAGTTCTGCTAATGTTCCGCCAGAAAATAGCTCTTCTGCTCTGCCAGCTTCACCAATTCGGCTAGCTAATTGTTTGGCTCTAGTAACATTTTCTCCGGTTTTGGGTAGATTTTTTAGTTCTTCAATATCTGCTAGACGCTGAATTTGTATGCGTAGTAAATCTTGAGAAGCACTAAGTTGTTCTTGACTATTTATTAATTTAAACTCTAGGTCAATTTGTTCTTTAGTCAGCTTATTACTTAACTGAATTCCTGCTTCCGTACTAACGGGAAATTTGCTCAATATATATTTCTGCTGCTCTACAACTGCTTGTCTTAATTTTGTACTAAACACATCTAAACTTCTAGCAATAGTTGCTCCAACACTTTCGGAAATTAATTTTTGTGTTTCTGTGGCAATTTGTACAGTTTTTTGTTTTAATTCTTCAGCAGCTTTTTTGGCTGTATCTATAATACCTTGAACTCTAATTACTTTATCTTGCAGTTGTGGATCTACAGTAATTAATCCATCTTCCGGAGAAATTTGCTGTGAATTAATAATCATTTGATTTAATTGATCTAGCCGTTTTTGAGCGTCACTAGCAATATTTGTTAGTTCTTTGTATCTAGGTGCTATCTCTTTATAAGCATTTATTTGCTTGGCTATTTCCAGTGCTACACTAGGGTCAAAAATTGTTAGATCTACTTTAGACAATTTATCTAATGCACCTAATTGAGCATTAAAGTCTACTTGCTTTAGTGCTTTAGACAGGGTATCTGCAAGACTAATACTAGTTCTAAAAAATTGTGCTACTGGTGTACTATCTTTTAAACTATTATTAAAAGCTTGTTGAGCTTTTGTAGCAGCTTCAGTACTAGATTCTAAGTCTCTTAAATAAATAGTGCTTTCTTTAAATTTTTCATTAACACCGGCCTGATCAACACCAAGCTGTTGTATAACTTTGCCATATGTTTCTGCATCTAAACCTTTTAGTGCATTTGTAAATGTTTCTGTATTAACTAGTGCAGTATCGCCCAGCTTTAGTGTTTTAAAGAACTTTTGACTAAGCTCGTCTCGCATTGGACCTTCAGGTACACTTTTTATAGCTGCTACTAAACTTTTACCAATACTTTTCGAAGTTGATTCTTGCAAACTGTCAACAAATGGTGTTACGTCTTTTATACGATCCCAAATAAAATCCCAATATCCTGCAGCTTCTTCTGCTTCTATAAATCCTTTAGTAACATTTTTTAGTGATAGTGTTAAATTATCTAGACTGTTGCTAAAAGCTATTATAGCATCGCCACTAATACTAT